ATGCGTGTTCTACTAAAAGACGGTTCCTCCCTTGAAGTCAAAGAGGAAGATATATTGTATTTCTCCAATTACAAGAATACAATATTCGTCCATACGAAAGAAGGCGAGTTTGTTCTCCCCACAACTTTGTCTGACCTGTTTGCCGCTTATGGAAGTCGGGGATTTGAGCGTCTTGACCGCAGCAATGTCGTCAATATGAATAATATTAACGACTACGATGCTAGTCGCAAGATTGTGCTCTTCCAATCGGGAGAACAATTCGCAACAGTTTCGGAGGCAAACGAAAGACGCATCCAAAGATTCCTGGCAGCGGTAGACAAAAACCCGTAAGAATAACCGTTTCACCCAATTAAAAAGCAGCGCGACAAATTGCTGGTCAATTTATCGTACTGCTTTTTTAATATACAGCTGCTTTAAGAAGAACAACTATTATTACATATTATCCATCATTTGTAAAGAGAAATTGAGAGGGAGAATCAGGGAAGACAAGGAGAGGGATAGATGGTACCATTTGGAAAGGATGTATTTTCAAGAAACTAATTAACTTATGGAGGAATCTAATGGACTATCATTTTACTCCTTCTCCGCGCCCCTCCTCACTTGAAATGTTAACCGATGAACAGCTATTTAACATCTATGAATTGGCGGTACAGGCGAAGGCATCTCCCGAATTTATAGAAATTATCGAAGACGTGCTGACAAAAAGAAGACCGGAGCACTGTGAAAGTTGCTAGCATGCGCCTCAAATAAAGAAGAGTACCAGATAGAAGCCGCTTCCTCTATGCAGAGGCAGTTGCTTCCAATTCTGGTGGGCTATTTTATGTTCTTCACCTGAATCTTATCCTCTTATCTAAAGATCTCCACCTATCCATATCCCCGTTACACCACAGGCTCCAATGCTTTATGTCCTTTTCATAAAAATAAGCTACTAAAACATTTGTATCAACAAAAAAAGCATCTTCCCCCTCAATAAGAGGTACAATGCTTTTCCCAAAATCAATTTCAGATAAAGGCATTATTATTTACCTCTAACTTCCCGGCAAATCTCTTGAGCATCAATAACATTTCTTGTTTTAATTGATCCTCCAGCCTTAACCATTTGACTTCTTTTTTCTTCGGTTAATTGTTTCTTTTTTTCTGCTATTTTTGCAAGCGCAGTTGGAGACATTTTCTTACCTCCCTTATCTCTCTTCATAGAAACACCTCCTAGAAATATTCTAGTAGATGATTCATAAAAATCCTGTTAATATACCCGTCTAAAGACGAACGAAAAGGGCAAAACAAATGCAAGAGAATGATGACATAAAAAAATTAACCCATTGTTCAAATGTATCATTCGCTGTGGTTGTTTTATTGATGTCGATTGGTTAGCCCCATAATGATGAACTAAGCTATTCTTTGGACATTCCAATGTACGGATTGGACGGGGTAGAATAAACTTTTTGCTCAACGGTTCGTTTTGAGTGTTGGTTAAATCTACTTTTTAAGGATAAAAAAATCATCCCTCCATTGATTTTTTCCGCACTCAATAGAGGAATGAATTTATAGTATTAATCAATTAGATAGTTATTCGTTTCCAAATGCTCAAAAAATATTTATAGGCAAAATTATTTTCAACCAAATTATCCGTTAAACCCACCAATCCCTAAGCGTATCACTGATCCTTACCCTTTCAAGACACCTTATGCTCGATCCGCAGCTTGTCTGCCACCATCGCGATAAACTCGCTATTGGTCCCGGACGTCAACGCCAGAAAACCGCACAACGACGCGGAAAGTTGGACGTGAACTTGTCGCTATTGCAATAAACTGCGCGCACCTTTATCGGAACGTTTAGCGAAACTTTATCGCTAAAGGAGACGCGGATAAATGACGAAGAAGGAAGCGAAGTTTTCGTTTGTAACGAGAGGTAAAAAAGGCGTAAAGGTGGCGCTGGACAAGCATGTCCCGCAGTTTCTTGATTCCAAGCGGATTGAGAAGCGCTCACCAAAAACGCTCGAAGCCTATGCGCAGGTACTTGAGCAGTTTCGGAAATGGTACGAAGCAGGAAGCTATAGTGAAATTACAACCGAAGTCCTGCGGGAGTATATCGAATACCTAACGTTTAACAAAACGAAATGGGACGACCATCCGACGAGTCCTAACGGTGAAAAGGGGCTATCACCGCGTACTGTTAACAACGTCATACGGAACATGCGGATTTTCTTTAATTACCTCGTAAGAGAACGTATCATCACCTATTCACCAATGAACGCGGTCAGCTACCAGGCAGAGGAAAAAGATACGTTCGAAGTATTCACTGATGACGACGTACTTCGGCTACTGAGCGCACCAAACAAACGGGTATATACGGGCCGGAGGGATTACTGCATGATGCTCGTTCTTTGCGACTGCGGTCTACGCATTAAAGAACTGACCAATCTGCGCGTGTACGATATAGACTTTAAACTACGTCAGATTGTCGTTCGCGCCGAAATCGCTAAAACGAATACTACACGCGTCGTTCCGGTATCTCAGCGAACGCTAAAGGAACTCGAAAAGCTTATCGCTTATATGGATGTGGGGCCGGGTGATTACGTTTGGTTAACGCAGTTTGGGGAGCGCTACCTCGGGGACACTTTCGGTAAAATGTTAAAGTTGTACGCTAACCGAGTCGGCGTTTCAGGCCCGCGAGTATCAGCGCACACATTTCGTCATTATTTCGCTGTAAAATTCCTGCGCGGTGGGGGTGATCCAATGGCCCTTGCGCGTATTCTCGGGCACACCTCACTAAATATGACGCAAGTTTACGTTAAATACACGGGAACGGACTTGCGCGAACAGCACGACAAGGCATCGCCAGTGACCAACTTGATTGATAGTGGAAACGAAAAGAAACGCGGTAAGCGACGGTTTAACAAATAGAAAGGTAGACGTACATTGCAGGCAAAAAAAATTCAAAAATAGGTATACTCACACACTCTATATAGAGTTATAATTCACATATAAATACAATATATAGTATCTACCTGGAATGGGGGAGCTTATGAGCAACAAACTATTTGAAAAATCAAATCTATTAGATGCACTTTTCTTCACAGAAAGTTCTCTTGACCCTCGCCTTGATTTTGACTTTATTCTGAAGGAGACTGAAAGTGACGTACTATCTACGATACGGGAAGCAGAGCTAGATGACTTCCTTTCTCTTTATGATGTTGGACTTCGGCTTGTTATTGAAATACGAGATACACTTGAAAACGCTCGTCCAGTACAAATAACTTACCTAGTCCTTATCTCCAAGGTCACGACTCTATTAGTTGGAATAAGAAAAGCGATTCACTCAGGACTTCCTGATGTATTTAAGTGCTTATTTAGACCTTTGACTGAAGCATTTGATATGCTATACGTGTGTCTCATAGATAGCGACTTTTTGAACAAATATGGAAATCTAAATGAACTTTACGATAACAACCAATTTTGGATAAAGAACGCAAAGCAAAAGCATATTAAACCTAAAATACACCGACTTTTGAATAAGCTGGGTGACGCCACAGCCCAAATTAAGTTCTTTGATGAAAGAAGAAAGCGACAACATGAGTTTTTTTCCGAATCACTTCATTCATCTTTCAATTCTGCAATCTCAACGTTCTTTACTCCTACGATAAATGGAGATATCCCGCTGAATGCATACGGAAATGTAACAACAGCGTACCCGAAACTGTTTCAGGAAGTTTTAGATGAACTTCAACTCTTTAACTACGTTCTATTTCAATTATGTAACGTCGATAGTCCGGAACCTTTTTGCCCGCAACCATTAATAGACAACAAAGTTTATCAACACCTTGCCATTAAGTATCATATTCTTTATGACGACTTCATGCCTAGGTTATACGATTTTGTTGATGAAATTAACACCTCACTCACAAATTCGCTAGATGAATATAAATCACAAGAATAAAAAAAGACGGAAAAGGCATAGTAAATGCGGATTCTTCTGCACACTATGCCTTTTCCTTTACTCATTTAGAACGTTTCATTTAATATCACAGCTATTTAGTCTTACGTCTTTCAGACGACTGCCAATTTCGAAAATGGCTTCGTCGCTACCGTTCATAAAACAGACACAAAATAATTGATTTTGCCTGCCACAAGCATGTCGAAAATTACGTTATATACTACGTAACCCCTTTTGGGGCCTCCGATATATGCTCCGCCCTATACGTGTAAACCGAGTAACTACGAGTGAATAGATAAAGTAAATACCGTGGTCCGCCCGCTCTGATTGACCCTCCTGTTGAATTAGCAATGTGATAACCGGATACTTTTAACCGTAAGATTCCTACTTTTGCGTACATATTTATATGAAGGAAGAAATGAGAGAGCCCGTATGGGTTCTTTTTTATTTCGCCTTAATGTGAGAATACAGAATCGGAGGAATCGAAATGAATGGAAAAGAAATGCGCGCTATTAGACTGGCTTACGGACTGACGCAGCAGGAATTTTCGCAGTGCCTTGGAACGAGCCTATCTTCGGTCGCGATGGCCGAAACGGGAAAGCGGAAGGTAACAGACAGATTGCGCTTCAAGATTGCGCGCCATTTCCCGCTTACTACGGAGGTTCAAGCGGTTATCGAGAGCGCGGAGCAACTCGAAGGGAGCTGAGCGTAATGGCTGAAGTTCAGGTGGACACCCGCGACAGTATTACGATTTGGATCGAATCTACTACGAAAACGGAGGCGGCGTAAATATGGGCGCATGTAAAATCGATACGGAGAAAGTACAACGGGCATTTGACGAGAAGTTTCGTATGGAGGATGCGCAAACGGTGCGCCGGGTACTCGTTGAATACGACACGCTGGCGGCCGATCGCTTGGCGAGAGGTAGCGGAGAGCTTGTCGTTCTTCTGGCGGACTTTCAGCGCGCGGTGAATTGCGCAGGACTCACGCTTTCGGAGCGCCGGGCAGTGAGCGTCGCGGTTAACGGCGGGCCTACACATTGGGCGCTCGATCCGGTAGCGTTAGATAGCGCGGTCGAGAAGATTACGGACGTGTTCGTTGGCTGGCGGTATGATAGCGAGTATCTTACGCCGGCTAATTCGGCGGCATAATCTGGAAATGTCATTGACACTGAAACAACCTTTCTTCGTATAATATTAGAAACATTGTAAAACTAAAGGAGATAACATGAAACGTAGTATACTTGCGCTCGTAGCTTTCATACTCTTTGCCGGATGTAGGCCCGCCACAGAACAAGCGATACCAACGTCTAGCCCCTCCCCTTCGACAAAGCCGATTATAACTCCGTCGCCCTCGCCCGAACCTTCCCTCCCGCCTGACGAGTTATTCCGTAGTGCTAAAACCGAACTTAACGAGGGCAAGCCGTTAACCGCTCGGAAAATGTTTTATCAGATACTAAATAGTTATCCGGGGACGAAAGAGGCCAAAGCAGCAAAATCGGCCATTGAGTTTATAGAAGGAATTAGCATGGAGGAAAAATTGCAGAATTTAGATGTGCGAAAAGGTGACTTTCCTCTCGTCCCCTCTCCTACTCCTGAGATAACGCAACCGACAGATACAAGCGACTGGATACCAGTAGACGACAACGCAAAAATGACGATGGCCGACTTTTTAAGTATTAAGGAAGGGATGCGGCTATATGACGTGGTGAAAATAGTAGGCGGCACGGGCGAGCTTCTATCAGAAGGATACGGAACACAGGTATACTCTTACGAAGGCATAGGCGATTTAGGAGCTAACGCAATAATTACATATACGGACGGTAAGGTCGTTTCTAAGGCGCAGTACGGGCTTCAATAAACGCAAAAAAGCGCAGCCCTCAACGGATTAATTTCCGCGAGAACTGCGCTTCTTTTATTCACTTCGTTTTACTTCGTGCCCTCTTCCGCCGGGAATGTCTTATAAATACCTACGCCAATCAGCGCGTACGTCACGATATCAACCGCCGACTGATACACGCCGGCCTCCGGAGCCACTCCGTACTTAACGAGTAGTTGATACGTCAGGCCTGCCACCGCTGCGATAAATACCGGATTCAATAAACGTTTCTTCATTATTATTTCGCTCCTTTAGCTTTCGCTTTAATTGTCGTTACGCTTGCCGTCTTGCTAACGTTATCCCACGCAATAGCCGCTCCAAGCTTATCCGCAACCTCACGCAGCGGAACGTACACCGTCCCGTCAATCAATACGCCACCCTTCGACTTCACGCCGTTAATCTTAACGTTGGCCTTATCGACTTTCACGTCGTCATCGATCTCCTTCACATTTAATATAGCGTCAACCTTCGCCTTAAACTCCGCCCATCCCGTCCACTTTCCGCCGTCATACATTAAGCGCGGGCAGACTTTGCCGGACCAATCGTAGTGTCGGCGCAGTCGGTCAACGCCCCAGCCGCGCTCTTTTAACATACCGGCCACAAGCGTAGCCGCGTTATCGAGCGTCTTCGCGTAATCGCCGCTCTCGCAGATTTCAACGCCGATCGACGTACGGTTTCCGCTGCGCAATCCGCTACCGTCGCCCGCGTGCCAAGCGCACTCATTCAGCGGAATTGCTTCGATTGCCTCTGCGCTGTCGATTACGATGTGGAACGATGCCTGCCGCGTGTTCGAGCCGTTCGCTAACCATGCGCGCTCGCCGGCGGCGCTACTTGACGGATTACCCGTGTTGTGTATCGTGATAGTTTGCGCGGTCATAGCGAGGCCCGGCCGCCGATTACACGCTGTCGTCTTCGGAATATAGTCCTTGCGGTAATTCATATCGTTACTCCTTTCCGCGCGGAAAACGTTCTTTCATTTCCCGCAGCTCTCCGATGATTACGTCGTACTTATCGCTAAACTTATCGAGTAGGTCCTGCAGGCGTCCCTCGCGTTTGCTATTCGTCTTCATCACGTAGATGAGCAGCCAAACGAAAAGGACCGCGAACGGTCCCTGCGTTAAGAAATATTTCAATACGTCAGCCTCCGTCATTAAGCGGCCCCCTCCGTTTCGTAATCCGCGAGCGCTCGGCCAATCTCGTCATCGAGCGACCGTAGAACGGATAGGCGCTGCCCCTCCGTCGGCAAAACCGCCAGCACCGCGCTAATGGTTGCGGACAGTTCAGCGGCGGGATTAGCGGTATCAATTGTGCATTCGAGTAGTGCGCGTGCTTTCATTTCATTACGTCCTTTCTTTACGCCGGTATGTTTACGATAGCCAACTGCGCCCCGGTTGCGCTGAACATCTTGAGGTTGCGTGTCGACGGGTCAAACGTAATATTTGTCGCTGCGATTGAGCGGTCGGCCTTGTTGCTAAGAGCGGCTGATAGCGTCGATACATCGCCCGCCAGCGCATCGAGTGCGGTAAAGTTAGCGACCGGCACACCGTTAAAGTCGAACGCACTAACGCCAGACCCGACCGCTACCGTATGCGTAATCGGGAAGTCCTCTACGTTTGCTTCCCCGCCGAGTACGACCGTCGGACCCGCGAGTACAAGGAGCCCGGACGATGCCGCTACATTCAGGCGGCCATCACTTCCGCTGACCACGCCGCTCTTACCGCCGGTCGCTCCGTAGAAGCGTAGCTCCTGCGTGCCGAATCCGTCATTCGTATCGATTGAAATGCGCCGGGTTCCGCTACCGTCAAACGAGCGTAAGCCGTCCGCATTCAAGACGATTTTACGTGTCGACGTAGCGGTCTGAATTGCAGCACCCGTAATCGTACCGCCGCTTATGTTCGTACCCGTAATTGACGACGCGCTGATAAATCCGCTAAACTCTCCGCTTGTCGCCCGCATGTTGCCGGACGAGTCCACCGTAAAGACTCCGTTACCGACGTTAATCGACGAGCCGGTTATAGCGCCGTTCGTGAAGTTGGACGAGAAGATATTCGCAGAGTTCGCGGTCAGGCGGTTCGCCGTTACGTTACCTTGCATATCAACGCGGAACGGTGCGCTGTTAAAGTCCGAGTGTCCGGCCGCGATTCCGTTCGTGTTGATCTGCGTAACGTTGTTTCCGGAGCCGATCAGCATTGACACGAAATTACCGAACTGGCCGATAACCTGTTCCGCTGCTATGCCGTTCGCGGTAATCGCGGTACGGGCCGTTGCTCCTCCGTCCGTTGAGATAACGATACCGTTCGAAGTTAAGAGTACGAGGTCGTCCGCATCCGCCGTCGATTGCAGAACGATTCCGCGCGTATCGTACTTGACCTGCGTTTTACTTGCGTTGACTTCGTTGACGGCCAGACGCGCAAACTCCTCGAACGCTTCCGCCCGGATACGGCCGCCGCTGAATACGGACTCAACCGCTCGCCGCCCCGCCTCCAAGTCCGCAATAATCTGAGCATAGTCCCGTCGCATGACGTTAGCTACCGTTACCTGCGAGTGTTGGTCGCGAGCGTACGGATACTCCGTCAATTCCGTTATTCGCGCGGTTATTCCGCTCAGCTCCATGTCCGGGTCAATCAGCGTAACGGTATCGCCGAGGCCCGGCGCAGGCTCCGTTTTGTCCAGCTTGAATAAGTCCGCCGCGCTAACGGATACCTCCAACGCCGGCACATCCCGCTCGGCCAACCTCTTCCGCGCTGCTTCGAGCAGTTTCAGCGGATCGGTAACGTCCTGCTCCGAAAGCACATCGTCATAAAACGGCACGCTATCGCTGGTCCATACGGACGCGTACGGGGAGACAAGGTAGTTCACCTGTAGGACTCCGTTAACGATCGCGCCCGGTATCGCTTCAAGCCGCGCACGCTCCTCCGCAGTCAATATCGACGCAGGCTGACCGATCCATGTGCGCGAATCTTTCATCTCCGCGAACAGCCGAGTACACAGCGATTCCCCGCTGTCCGTGAGCGTTGAGCTTACGATATTTTTGCCGACGCGATACTGTAGGGCCGCCGATGCGTTGCCGGTTCGTTTACGGAGATGCAGCGTAAAGTTATCCGGATCGACTTCGGCTCCGAACGCGTTAATAACGTAGTTAAGCGCCTCCAAGCAGTTTCCGCGCCCGAAGTCCTTGACGTCTACGAGGTCGAACGTATCGTCAACGGAGAAAACGAAGCGCCCGCCCGTTACGGACTGGATAAGCGCTGTTAATTGCGTGATATGGATGCCGTAGGCTTCGTCAATGTAGGATGCGTACGGAAATTTGTAATCCGCGAGCTTGAACATTACGTGTGAGCACGAAATTTGAGCGGTCAGCTTGCGGCCGTCTCGCGTCCGTTGCCGCGAGTTAATGACGTAATACTGGCCGCGCTCATCCATGACGTGACCCTTGAGCGGAAGCTTTTCGCGGTAGTCGGCGGACGTCATCGGCACTGAAAACGTTAACGAATAGTCCGCATTAATCCGCCGTGTCCGCGTGATATCGTAAGCGTCAACGAGGACGCCGATACGCTGGCGGTTTTTATCGTACGATTGTAGATATTGCGTCAAGCTGCGCCCTCCTTAGTACAGATATTTATCGCGATGAGTGATGCGGGCTCGGACACTGCGGACACCCTCTCCGTCTGTGTACGTGACCAAATTCGTTCCGTTAATGAGCGCCAGGAAATCGCCATCCGTCAAGTACAGCGCATTATCCCCGTTGATAGTGACGGTCTTGCGGGCGCAGTCAATGACGATCTTGTCGCCCGGAGCGAATCCACCGCTAAACGTAACGGCGTCCGTATGGGTGTAGCGTACGCCCGCTTCGAACTCCGTAAGCAAATCGTAGACGGCAGCTATCATTAGCTCGCGGGTCATTGGCGCATCAAATTCCGTCGTAAATTCGTACGTGGCGCCGAACGGAATATCGCGTACCATTTCCGCTGCTGCCTCCGTTGTAAACTCGTACGCTACCGAGATAGGAAATTCGAGTGACATGTGCGAGCCAACCTCCGTCACGATATCGAATGTCAGCGCGAAATAGAGTTCGACGGAATACGGGCGGTCGAATGGTAAACGGTTAAAAGCGCCACCAAACATTATTGCGCCACCTCCTCCGTCAGTAGGCCCGCTACCGCATCGCGTAGACCAGCCGGAACGTTGTCAAGCGTTTTGTACCCTTTGCGGATCAAGTCCGCGTACACCTTAGCCATTACGCAGCACCTCCTTGTAGTGCAATTAATTGTTCGTATACGTCAGTGAGCGCGAGTTGAACGTTAGTTGTCTCCGTTTGGGCCGCGAGGAGCTGTTCGTAAGTGTCCGCTAAAGCGATTTGTGTATTCGTTAGCTCCGTTTCGGACGCGTCAAGGCGCTGCTGCAGTTGCTCGATCTCGGTCGGGTGGTTATCGGAACCAACAACATACCATCCGCGATCAGGGCCGTATTCTACATCAAGTTCCACCGTTTCCGCACCCTCCGGTAATGGGTTGATGACGCGATCCTCGTATACATCTTCCTGCGTTACATTGCCTTCTTGGTCATACTCCGCCGGAGTGACTAGTACCTTAACAACTTGCTCGTCCCAAGGCCCGATGTTAATGATCTGATCATTTAATCGTAAGCATGTTTTTATCATTTTGCCACCCACCCCGTATTCCCGCTGCCGGATTGTTTTACATAAAGCGTTGTACTAGCGCCGCCGTCCGTTCGAGCATATAGCGTGCCCACCGGAGCCGTTACACTGCCCTCAGGTGATCCATTTCCTTTCTTGTATAGCAGGCTCCCAGCATGCCATAACTCATTGGTTTCCCAGTTGCAAATCCCTTGGTTGTTGGAGTCCCCGAGCTGCACGGTATTTCCGTTATAATGATTGATAATAACCGTTTTGCCTGTCCCGTCAGCGGTTCTAGCCTTGAGCTGCCCTCCAAACCCAAAGACAAGGGCCGAAATCCCTTCGTACGGAACTTCTCGACCTGCCCAGTTAGAAATGCCCTGATTGTTACTGTCGCCAATGCGGATAGAGTTTCCGTTGTATTGATCAACTAACACGCAATCCGAACCTCCCGATGTCTTCGCTCGGATTTGTGCCCCATACCCCATTGGCAGAACGGAATCGCCCTCTTTATAATACTGGGTATGTGGATCGCTCTCAGCCTTATGCGTGGTTATTGCGCCATCCACCGTATCCTTTCGGGCGATATCCGCCGCCGCTGACGGGGCAGCTACTTGGGCGCGACCATTAGCATCCCGCTGAATTAGCGTATTGACGGTTGAGGCTGTTGCAGCGGGCAGTTGCGCGATAGGTACTTTAGTGTCTGTACCAAGCGTAGCTATGCCGTTTGTTGCGCCTTTCTGAGCGATGATGTCGTTTATGTTCCCGCGAAACGCCTCGTGATCTGCGGCCGTAAAATACCGCGCCACCTTCGTACCTACCGCCCACGATTTCGCAGTTGTTCCGCCGAATCCGCGCGTTACTCCCGTCAGATTATTCCCGCTCTTACCCGTATACAACACCGTTTCCGCCGTCTCATCCGTTCCCAGCGTTACAATATTCGGAGCGCCCGGTAGTACCACCCCGTTTACGACCGTGATAGCCGTATCAGTGTCCGTAATCGCCGCTGACAATTCCGTTACCTGCGAGTTAGGCGACGCGGGATACATCGTTTGTTGCGTCATCTAAGCGTTACCTCCTTCCGTTATTGTGCGAATCTAACAAGCGTCGATCCCGCCAGAAATTTCGGCGTATCTCCCACGAGCACGGAGCGCTGATTCGCCAACGCCTGCGAACACAGTAGATTACCGCCCGTAGATGCCGTCCGCAGCCCAACGTGTGTTACGAGCCCCCAGTCCGCCGTCGCAATCGGAAACGCCACGTCAGCCGACGATTTTACCGTCATCTTTCCGCCTTCAACCGCTGCGGCTCCGAACGCTATCGCCTGCCGAGCGTATGCCCCGCCGCTTACCTCTGTTCCGGTGTCGGCCGCTGTTGGGTCCGACGTGTAAAGCGCCAGATAAACAGTTCCGGGCGGTGTCCATGTTGCGTTGCGGAACGCCTGATTGAGTAGAGCCGCGCTAAGGTAATTCGAAATTTGCATCGCCATTTAATCGTTCTCCTTTTAGCGCAACAAAAATACGCCCGGCTGTAGTGACCGAGCGCCTATCCGCGCGCTGTTTATTCGATTTCGTATTCGTTCTTAATCGTAAAGCCGTAAATCGTATTACTCCCCGTATTAGTCAACGTGATTACCGGTTCCGCCGGAACATCCGCCGCTGACGTAATCGACACGGACTGCGGCGAGTTCGTTATCGTAAATTCCGTTACGACTTCGCTGCCGGTCGGCCACGGATCATTCATGCGCAGACTTACGTCTATCAGCCGCGAGCCTGTAGCGCCGAGTGCCAGCGTTCCCGCGTAAGTCGCGCGGTAATACTTACCGGGCATGTCGTTAAATTCGAGCGTAATCTCGCCGCGCTTGGCGTTAAACGTACGCGCAAGGTACGCGACTGTCCGATGAAAGTCCGCGCCGCTAACCGTAATCTCGAACGTCAGGCCGAGCGTCCGCGCTCCGTAAGACCCGCCGAAATCGATAACGCCGTCCGTGCCCGCGATTTTAACCGTGTTGTCATCCGTTTCCGGAAGGACCGGGAGCTTGCGTTCGAAAAGTGAAGCTCCCTGCGTAGATAACCAAACACCGTTTACCGCAACGTCGTACGTCACTCTTTCACCCCCATCGCCTGCAACCGGGACAGTGCGCGAGTTCTTTCGTCATAGAACGTTACAATATCAGCGCGATCATTCAGCGTCACTTCATCCACGCCGAGGTCAATGTGCTGCGTAATGTACGTCGGGGCCGCCGGACCCGGTGCAGCCAAGCGCGGAACCGCGAGCATATCGAACAAGGCCGCTTGCTGCTGCGGATTCAGTACGATTTCGCCCGCGTGCGCGATAACTGGAACCGCCTGCCCACGCGCCCCCTGAACGATGCCGCCATCCGCAAAGTACTGCAGCTTTTCTCCGGTATCTTTCGTAACACCGTACTTAATGCGCAGCTCCTTATTACGGGCGGCCAGCCGTTCCATTTCCGCCGTATTGCCCGCAGCCTTCGCCGCTGCCCATGCGTCCTTATTGTTGTTGTACTCGGCCAAGTCTAGCGCTTCCTGCGCCTCGGCCTTGGCTGCGGTAACAGACGCCATCTTCGCGTTGTATTCCGTGACGAACACATCAAGTCCGCTGAGAATTTCGGCGTTGGCACTTGCAGCAGACGATACGCGGAACGACGCAATCGCGGCCTCAATCGTCTGGATATCGCCGCTGTACGATTCGAATGCGGCAAGCAGCGCGTCATACTGCGCCTCGGCATCCGCCTTCTCGCGCTCATACGATTTCTCGCGCGCGTCGATTTCCGCCTCGAACGCTTTGGCCTGCGTATCCTTTTCGTCTGCCAGCGCGGACTTTTGCGATTCGAGTTCGCGTTTGCGGAGGTCGCGTTCATGTTCGAGAATCATCCGGTCGCGTTCTTCGATCGTCTTCTCGCGCTCGGCTATACCTTCGGGGCCTACAGCGCTGCCGAGTTCCGCAATGCGGGCGTTCTTCTGCGTGAGCTGCGTTTCGTAGTCCGCATCCGTATTGAGTTCGGCCTCTTTCGCGAGGAGGTCGTCGATAGCGGCAATCTTAGCGTCCTGAGCGCTGATGTACTCGTCTTTGCGCTTGTTAATCGCTTCGATATCCGCATCTTTTGACGCCTCGATTGCGTCAAGTTCCGCTTTCTTTGCCTGCTCGACCGCGTCCTTTTCCGCCTCAACGAGGTCGTTCGCGAGTTCGGCCGTTTTTTCCGTCAGGTCCTTGCGTGCTGCATACAATTCCTCGTCTGCCTGCGCGTAGAATTCCGAATCCTTAGAGTAGCGGTCACGGACGCGAGCCCACGCCGCAATCTTCATCTGCGCGATTTCGGTCTCCGACTTGCCTGCATCAGTCATGCGTCGTTCTTCGGCAGTTATCCACTTCTCGGAGGCTTCGTACTGGGCCTGCGCTTCCTCTTCCTGCGCGGCGGTTACGTCTTTGCGGGACTGGCGTACTTCTTCGTCGGCCGCCTTGTATTGTTCGGAGTCCTTCTTATACCGATTACGGAGACGCGTCCAGCTTGCGAGTTTTGTTTCCGCGATTTGGAGTTCGGTATTTCCGCTATCTTCCATGCGCTTCTCTTCCGCCTCAATCCACGTTGCCGAAAAGTCGTAGCGCGATTGGACGCTGTCTTCCTGCAGCTTCTTGATTTGGAGCGTAAGGGTACGCGCATCGTCAACGGACTCCTTCAAAAACTGCGCGTGCTTCTTCCGGAGCGCTTCGTACTTTTTGATTTGCGCATCGGCGGATAAATCGTAAAAGTCCGATTGGAACTGGACGGTCTTGAGGTCGGATTCATACGCGGCCTTACGCGCTTCGGCTGCGATCTCGGCGGCGGACTTACCGGGCTTTTCTGTTTTCGGCTTCGATGTTCTCTGCTTTTTCGGCTTCGATAAGTCAACGCCGGGTCCAGTAGTCTTACCGGAGTAAGCGCCCAAATTACCGCTTGTTAATGCGGACTTCTGCGCTTCTAACTCGTTAAGAGCGGATTGTACCTGATTTTGCTCAGGGTAGAGGGCGTCGAGGCGCTTCTGTCCTTGGACGTAAATTTTCTCAGCCGCAAGGGAGTCCGGGTCGGTTAGCGCTGAACTTCCAGACGCGCTGATAACCGCGTTCATCGTTCTCAGCAGCGCTTGGTAGTTTGCGATTTGCGCCTCGATAGCGGCCTTTTGCGCCTTAGTCGTCCGCTCCATCTGTTCGATGCGGGCCTTCTCCACTTTTAGCGTACCGTCAAGTAAGCTCCGTTCGGCCCCCGCCTGCTGCTCCGCAAGGTTAATGTTCGTAATGCGGATATTACCCTCTTCGTCCATAACCGTATGCAGTCCGGGGTATTGCTTAACCAACGCGGCAGTTGCGCTGTGCAATTGCTCCTTTTGGTTGGCATCGAGCCGCTGCGCGCTAGACAGCTTTTTATATGTAGCGATATTTGACTCGATCGCGGTCAACCGCTCGTTACTCGCAGCCGCCGCCTGTAAGTTAGCGCGCTCCTCCTGTAGCAACGCCGGAACTGAATCGTTTATCGCTTTGTTCATCTTCGTGATTCCGCCCGCCGCGGCCTCGCTGCTCGCGTACCCTAAGTCGCGCAGTCTCTTATCCGCGGCGTCGAGTTCATCGTTCAGCTTGCGCAATTCGGCCGCACCTGCCCGCCAGTCCTGCCCGGTATTTCCGCCTTTCAGGTTCGCAATCCTGCGCTCAATCGCCTCACGGTCCCGGAGTGCCTGCGTAGTTTCTTCGATTCGGCCGCGTAGGTCTTCGAGGTCGCCCGTTGTACGCATTAATGGCGACTTACTGAGCGCGTCGTTCAATGACGTTTGTGCTGCCGCAAAGTCTTCCGCTGCCTTTTTCGTTTCTGCATATCTGCCCGCTAGTGCTGCGGCACCGGCTGCTAATGCGGAAATGGCGATAGAGATTACGCCAATGATCGGGAGACTTGCCTTAAAAGCGGTCATGCCTGCGGCTGCTACTTCTGAGGTATCCTTTATCGCTTTCAGCGCAATTCTGAGTGAAATCAAACTGGCGGTAGCCCCGGCCACCAACGGAGCTATCGTCGTAAACGCAATGATTGCGCCCTGCATTGGCGAGCTCAGCCCGGTAAATCCGTTAATGAGTCCCGTAATTTGCTCCGTGACTAACCGGACGGCTGGCGCGAACTTATCGCCTACCGAGATACCGGCGGATTCGAGCGCGGACTGCATCTCGTTTATCGATCCTTTGAGCGTATCCATCTGCGTTCCGGCGACTTGTTCAGCGGTCCCGCCTGCGTTTTGAAGCTGCGCGGTATACGATTCGAGCGTTGACTGTCCGTTCGAGATGAGCGTAAGGAATCCGCTTGCCGCTTCTTGGCCGACGAGTGTTGCGGCTACGTCTGCCTGCTGCGCTTGGGTCAACCGTGCGAATGCGCCTTGCATCTGTCCGATGATTTGCGCGAATGGGAGTACGTTGCCTGCGCTGTCTTGAATAGAAACGCCGAGTTTATCCATATAGAACGCGGCCTCTTCGGATGGGGACGCGAGCTGCAAAAGGATAGCGCGAAGGGACGTACCTGCGTTCTCACCGCGTATGCCTGCGTTGGAGAGCGCTTCGACCGCTGCCGTCGCTTCTTCTACGGACAGGCCCATGTTGGCCGCGACTGGTGCAATATATTTCATTGCAAGCAATGTGTTATCGCAGAGGCTCTTTATCCTCCGCTTCTTACGGTTTCCCGTAAGTTCAGACTATCTCTTCACCGTCGTCTTAACGTTACGGTGCTAGGCGCTCGTGGGCGTTTCCCCGTATCCTCAGGACGTAGGGTACTCCGCCTAGTCGTTACACGTTCCCGTGATTTCTCAACAGGCTTCGCTCGGTATTGCCATACTATCTAATAAGTACGAGTTAATTAATTCGGGGATTTGATCAAACTTCCAATAAGGAATTCGCAACAGCGGTGTGCGGCTTCTGCTGCAATACTCATTCTTTATCCTATCGTTCCTCTTACGTGCTAGTAAGGCGGGTCTCCCTCCGAAAAAGTCTTTCTGCTCGAAGTGTTGTTCCCCGTCAAATTCAATCAAAAGGACGACGTGCCCCTCTCCAAACACCGCGAAATCGAAAGGCAGGGTGTTTATGTGTTTGCAGTCAGGAGTCCTGTACTCTCTTGCGAAAGTAACGTCAATGGACTCAAGATGCTTGCGAATCGCGTCCTCTCCTTTTGAGATTTTGCAGCCAGGACATCGACTTCCCTTTGAAAGAATATTATTAGGAGTCGCACTAAACGACGTCCCACATACTAGGTGTTTGACGGATACCTTAGTGCGTGAATTTACGTAGCTACTGAGTAGGACATAATCGTCTCCGAGGGCTTCCTGTATCCTGGCGTTCTGCTCTGCTGGGTCGCCTCTTCTCGCGTTAACTACTCGCTGCATAGTGCAGTCTGGGCAGCCGCCCTTACGTTCTTTGTACGCTGCTAAGAACCTGTGTGGGCTAATAAAAAACACTCTGCCGCATACAGAGTGTTTTGCTTGCATTTTAGTTTTGTTGTTTCTGTATTCCCCGAAGAATACGTATTCTCCACCGGTTAGTTCTTCAACTTCTCGGAAGAACTCATCCGTAGTTTTACGTTTCGTACTTACCATTATTCCTCCTAGATAGGTTAGGTTTCACCGAATTCACCTAGTTTTTATGCTGCGAGTTTCTTCGCAACCGGGCATTGCTGTTTACCCAGGTCTGATATATCCGCGTTCGAGTCAATCGACGCTTTCGCCAATACGTCAACTACGCGTCCTGTTTCTTCCGTCTCTAGCCGGAATCCGTTCAGTACGCTTGCCGCGATGCTGGCCGTCTGCGCGAGGTCCATCTGACCGGCGGCTGCGAGCGATAATACGCCAGGCAGCGCCGTCATAACGTCTTTCGTTTTAAATCCGGCTTGTGCGAGGAGAGCGGCCGCATCTGCCGCTTGACTCGCGCTAAATACCGTTGACGCTCCGAGTTGTATCGCTTGTTCCCGTAACTTCTCGAACTCGGCTCCGGTCGCCTGCGTAATCGCCTTAACCTTCGCCATCGCCTGCTCGAACGTCGCCGCCGTCTGGACGGACTTCGTAATAATCGCAGCCATCGCAACGGCAAGTCCGATATAGGCCGCGCCTAACGCTTTAACCTCGTTCGCTGTCCGGTTCGTGGCGAGTGCGTTCTTTTCGATTTCCTTAGCGACTTTATCGATCTCCGCTGCACTTGCCCCAAGCTTACGCATCTCGTCCGTAACGGCTGCGATTTGTTTACGGAGTAGTTCCGGGTTCGACCGGCGGAGAGCGTCGTTAATTCGCGTAATCTGAGCGGACGACGCACCAACGTCTTTGAGCGCCATATTCAAGCCCATAAACGATGCTTCCGCCTGGTGCGCGGAGTGTCCGAGTTCTGCAGCCTTCTTCTTTGCCTGCTCTACGCCAGCCGTGTATTGCGAAATGTCTGCGGTTATGACGGCCTTTATCGCTCCGACGTCTGTTGCTGCGGTATCTATCGTAATCACCTCTTCGGGCAAAAATAAGAGCGCCCGTTAAAGGCGCTATATTCCGAGTTTCATTTTCATTTTTAAACGGTCGAATCCGCTCTTATCGAACGCGGGTGTGTCCGCGACTTTATCGTAGCCGGCGCGCTTCTGCAGGGCGTCCGCATACTTTCGAAAATCCTCTACGCTGGTCGTCTGCGACATTACCGCGTTGTTCAGCGCTGCGAGCGTCTGCTGCGCCTGGTAACGGTCGGCTGCGTCGATCACGTCGAGAATGTCCATGACGTAGTAGCCGCGCTCAAACTCGATCTGCGTTTTGCCGAGCTTAATCGCGGCATCGATAAAAAACTGTTCCGCTGTTACTCCGCGCCCTGTTCCGCCGATTCCGCTGTTTTCGGTATTCCCAGGTTCAGGACGCCTTGCACGTTTTTTAGCATTTCTCCGAAGTTGTTGACGCTCGCCACCGCCGTTAAGTACGCCAGTATCTCGTCAACGGACGCGTTCTCGTCGATCCATTCCGTGTCAATTCCGGTCAGTACGGATACAACGCGCACGAAATCACCAAGCGACTGCTCTAGCGCCACAAGTGCGAAGGCTACACGCCGATCTGCTGGCGCGGAGATTACGCTAACCAACAGTTGCGGCAACGTTTGGATTGCGCCAAAAAGCTCCCGCCACTGTGCGATCGTAATTTTACGCACCTGGACCGTTTTAGGCTGCGCGCTATCTTCGCCGAAGACTACCGTATTTGGGAGGTTAGGCAGCGTCGGCAACGTAGCCCCTGCGCCTTTATCTGAACGCTTAAATAGCATTGTTTTCGCTCCTTATCGTAAAAAGTAAAGGCGAGCCGAAGCCCGCCCGTTAAATTACGGGGTAGCCGTAATCGTTTCGTCACCGAGGATCAGCACGACATCGCTGGCGTCTGGAGTAGACCGGAGCGTAACGTTCGTGATCCGTTCATTCTCGTTGTTGAAGCTGTAAGACAGGTCTGTTTCCGGATAAGCGAGCGGCAGCGTTGCCCAATAATTCGGGTCCGTTTTGTGGGCGATAGGCTTGATAATCGCCTTCTTCGCAGCATCTAACAGATTAAGGCCAACGCCAGTCTTAACGTTGATCTTCGTGTCTGTACCGTCAGTCACCGCTTCGGCCCCTACCATGATTTTCGAGATAACAGACAGCTCATACTCACCAAAGGGAATCGTTACGGATACATTACGGCCTGTGACACGCTTGCCTACGACAGTCTCACCGGTTTGGTCCGTCTTTTGTTCGCGGTACGACGTCTCGGTCGTGAGCACTACGCCACCGATCGTAGTTTCAAACGTGACCAGGTCAACGCCAGTTCCGAACTCGACGATTGCCGGGCCAAGCTCGATTTTCTCAATGTTTTGAGCCATGTATTAATTCCTCCTCAAATTATAAAAGGCCGCCCGTAATCGGACAGCCTCGTTTAAATTGTCGTTAACGTAAAGTTGAGCGAGTACATCGTACGTGCACTCTCGTCTTTACCGAGATACCACGGCGCACTTTGTTCCGCTAGGCACTTAACTACGCGCTGGCTCCCGACCGTAAACTCGGTCTTTCCGTGCAACGCTGCGTAAATCTCGTTCGCTTTCGTCTCGGCCGTTAGCGCTGACTTCGCACGAACAACGACTTGTACTGACGGATAGGATTTCGGAGTCCATTCGCTCGGGGCGCTACCTCCATTGATCCGCATAAAAGCGCAATCGTCCGGGTTAGCTGACGTGAACTCATTACCGACGAAGGTAAATCCGGGAATCAACGTACGAAGCAGCGCGTTAGTTTCCGCTATGGTCAGCACCTGCGCCACCTCCCCGCTTCATTCCGGCAATAAGCATCTTCCGGTAAAGTTTTGCGTTAACCCGAAGCGGTCGTGATAGGAATTTCGGACGAGTGCCGGGCGTGGTCGGATTCTTATACTCGCCCATTTCGTGGACGCGGAGCGCGTAGTTATACCGCTCACCCTTCGAGTCCGTTTCCGTAGCCGAATAGTAAACTTCGCCTGTTACCGTATCGCCCTCTACCGTTACGTCTTTGCCGGCCGTTGTGCGCAATGTACTCGACTTTAGCGGAGCCTCATCGCGCGAAACCGCAAGCAAATGGTCGGTAGCGTCGTGCATACCGGATATAGCCCCCGCCAGCAATTCCGCTTTGGACGCCGTCAGCTTTTTCGTAAACGCGCTAATGTCAAATTCGATTGTATTTGCCATCTATACGTTCACCTCCGTTAAGATTGGCTTTCCGTTGATCGCCCTTTTTACGCTTATTGCGATTGGCGTGTACGTTGTAGCCGCTCCTAATTCGTTGGTGTACGTGAGCTTATCGTTAATCGTGACCGTCGCGAGTCCGTCAAAAAGGAACTCGCCTACGCTTACGACCTCTTCCCCGTTCCTATCCCGGACAAGTTTTGTGCCTTCCTGAAAGCGGCAGCGAAGTTCGTAGTCGTCACCGTAAGTCGGCTCGTTATAGTCCGGATCGTACCCAGTAAGGGGCGAGATTACGGCAGTCTGCGGTAGTGGGATAATCGCCATTACAGGACCAACCTCCCGACCTTACGCGCGGGTAGGGTAACACCGTTAGCGTCCCCGACAATATCACGACACGCCTGCGGAATTAGATTCACGAGCTCGCGCTGGCCTTCCCGGAAAGTCGTCGAAGTAACGCCGCTTAATGACGTTGCTTGGACTCCCCGCTGTCCCGCGATCATTACATCGCTGTATACCGTAGCCAGAGCCGCAGCAAATTCGTAAACGGCATCGTCTGGAATCGTATATTTCGAGTAATAGCGGATTAAAGTACGCTCGGCCGCGTTTAACAGTCGTTGTCTTTTGGCTGCGTCTGATTCCGCCCATCCCTCGGTATCGATTACGTTCTCGGTGATATACGTATCTGCTGCGGTTACTGTTGTTGACATGCGCACACCTCCGTTTATTTACCGGAGGATTTTGCGGCAGTCTTACGCGGCTTTGGTGCCTTCACAGCGCTGACTTGCGGCTCCTCCGGCGAGATTTCTTCAAAAATATAGCCGTAGTCGTTAACGAGAATCTTGCGCAGACTCTCGTCTTCAACCACGGCCATACCGTTATTAAACTTAACTCCGAGCGTTATCCCGTCATAATTCGGGTTTGGCGTTTTGATAACGAACATCTGCACACCTCCCACTAAGTTAGGCAATGATACCGGACAGACGTGCAGCGGACTTTGGATCAAACATAGCGATGCCGCAATAAAACTCGACCAACGTTCTGTATGCGGTGCCGCTGTCCGTTAGTCCCAGGTCTTCGACTTGTACGCCGCCATTAGTGAGCCCGGACAAGAATTGATTAGCGCCGAATTTAACGGCATAAATAGAAGTCGTATTCACAGCGGAGCCCGTTGTCTCACCGTGTCCGATAATCTTGGCCCCGACTGCGTTCTCGCCAGCGTCGAAGATTGGAACATTGTTATACAAAGTAACAGGCTGCCCCATAGCATCAACGCTTTGCGCGTGAAATCCCAATTTCCGTGCGATAGAGTTGAGCTTAATCATGGTCTTGGAGTCCATGAAAAGTGCGTCGGCACGTCCGCGTGTTTGATAAATCAGGGCGTCTAGTGCCTCCAGGAAAATATGCACGTTGGCGTCGTCACTAATATCGAGCCCATTTGTAGCCGCTGTGAGCAACTGGTCCCCGGAAATCCTCTTCTTCAACCCGTTAAACGATTTTGAGTCTACAGCCACGTCCCCGTTGAAAAAAGTATCTTGGAACTTAAAGGCGGTAGCCTTGGCTTTCAGCCCAGTGTGTACGGCGCGGATGTCATTGAGGTTTGATTCCGTCTGTTGTTGGTATCTGTCCACGTCAGAAACGCCGCCGAGGATTACAAGGGTTTCAGACTCTCTCGCTACTGTACCGGTAGACTCTGTGTAAGACTCATTAACTCCACGAAATGCGACGTCAGGCAGCGTGTCCTCCCGGTTATAGGCGTACGCACTACCTTGATATTCGATAAACGGGAGCATCTGCAGGACTGGTGCGGATTGGACGAAGGTTGTAATTACGCCCTTCTGCAGTGCGTCTTGTGTCAGTTTTGCGGATTCCAAAAGTGTTAAAGCCATTGATTAATTCCCCCTATAATGTGTTATGAAATTAAAATAAAATAAGCAAGACGATTTCACCTGCTTATTACTTGCCCTGCTTCGAGTATGCGAGTGTTAGCATGTCGTGTGCGCTCATGCTGGATGTATCAATTTTGCTGCTTCCGCCGTTCGTATCTCCGCCAATCTGCCGCGATCCGCTCGACTGCTCCGTAAGATACGGTTTCGACTCAATCAGCGCCTTGATTACATCATGCATTCCGACCACATTACCGGTATCATCGACGGTCACTCCGGAAATGTCCGCCAGCTTGAACGCATCCTCGATCGCGTCCGGCCTAATTTTGTGGTCTGCGGAATGGGCCAGCGCCTTAAACTCCGCTTTTACTAAACGTTGATTCGCAGTCTCAAGCGCTTTGGAACGTGCTTCCTCCGCTACTTGCGCGCGTTGCTCCGCAGCTTCTTTCGCCGCATTAAGTTCAGCCTGCGTAGTTTCGAAACCAGCTAACCGCGCCTCGATATCGTCGTAGTCTTCGTGGCCTTTGCGATCTCTCGCCAAACGGTCGCGCACGATTGCGTCAAGTTCTTCCTGGGTAAACGTTTTTGGGTCTCCGCCTTCGTTGCCGCCGCCTCCCCCGCTTCCGTCATCTGCGTTGAAAAGTGGAAAATACTCGTTAGCAAATCGTTTCATCGTTAATTCCTCCCGTACTAGGCCCGTCGGCACAATTTCCGTAAAGTTTAACGTCATTCCACGTCTGGACGGGCGCTCTACTGCGCCAATAGCTGCGGATCGCGCACCGGTGATAAAACGTGCCGGCACTTCGGATGAAATAGTTCGCGCCTTGAAATGTCGCCAATATACGGATAGTCACCCGGAGCGCCCGGCGTCAACTTGACAATGCGCCCCTCCCAATTTCGGCAGGCATCCGTAGCTCCATGTCGGGATACCCTCGCATATAAAGCGCCGCGCCCGACCGCTTCGTTGATCGTAGCCTCACGATGTGCTGCGTTCATCTTCGTCCGGCTGACCATTTCGACGTAAACATCCGGTTTCCAGCGGCGGCCTGCGCTATCAATAATCCCGGTATCAATCGCGCTGCCGAGCGTCTGCCTCATCCGTTGCAGCATGTCCGCATTAAGCGTTCGCTGGCCGTTTACGCCTTTCGTCAAATTAGCGCGCAGTGATTCAGCGGTTGCCTGACGCACAGCTTGCTTAACGCGGCGCTCAACGTTTTGAGTAACCGCAAGCAAGTCCGCCTGTGTATCCGCAACGGCCGACGCTACAAATTCGCGGTTGATCCGATTAAACTTAGCAATCTTCTCCGCTTCCTCTACCGTCTCCGCTGCGCCTAAGTCTACGATAGCGCGGATAACTCCGTCGGTCGCCGCTTTGGGTACGTGTTTCTCGACCCATTCCGCCGACTCTTCGTTAAGCCCACGCAAAATAGCCGCAACCTCGGCGAGTGCGGCCTTCGCATTAGCGCGGGAGATTCCGGTTAGGTCCAGGCGCGACAGTTCGCCGGCGATCGCGAGCAGGGCGCCCTTAAACGCTTTAATGAGCAGGTTAACGTCGTAATCGTAGTCCGGATCGGGGATAACGGACATTACTCGTCAACCTCTTCGTACGTTAGCGCGAAGATATCCGGTTTGCATGGGTAAAACTCGCCCGACACGCCCTTAACGAGGTAGTCGCCTTCTGAGATTCGCATTTTCCCTTCTAATGTATCTATTTCTCCTTCGATTACCTCTCCGCCGTACTGACTCCACAAAGTAACCCGTCTGTCTCTAAAGTCTCTGGGGACACCTTCTCGAAAGTTTTCTTTCGTGAACTGCCACGCATCAATGACAACGGGCTTTTTCCTGAATTTAGGCAACTTGACCGCCTCCCTCCGCGTTAAATATCGTCGAGTCAACCGTTCCCATTGTCCGCTCTTCGTCCGCGTCAATCCGCGTGATAATCTCGGCCGCCTGCGCGTCGGTTACACCGTCAAGGCGCTTAATTGCGTCGTTCACGGCGAGAGTCGGCTTGCCTCCCGTACGAATCTGTGCGATTTCGGCTTGCTCACGCTCATCTGTCGGCAATCCATCCGCGAAAATAATGTGCGGCTTCGTCGGCGTGTACTCCGGTTTTGTTCGGGATTGCGCGTGCTCCAAAAGCTGCGCGATAAACAGCGCATCTGTTAGCGCCTTATCAAAATACTGACGTTTACGCGCGATCTTCGAAAGTAGCGGACCCATTCGGTACTTGACCGCAAGACCGGTCGCCCCGCTTGTGCCGGCGTTCTCTTTGCCGAGTGCGATCGGTGGCAATTCGGCGGTCGTTAGGAGCGTATCAATAAGCGTGTCCAACTCTTTAAAGGCAGAGTCGAGCTTTCCGTCCCAGGTAATATACTGCGGAACAACGTCGTGCTCGCCAACAACTTCAATAACTTTTGCGTAAGCAGCGCGCATCTGCGGAACACCGTCCGGCCCTTCTTCCAGAACACCTGCGGGCATTGTGAGAATCGGGTCGGCGTGCTTATCTAGGATCGCCGCTATTTGCGTTAACCTGTTATTGATCTCGTAGAATATGGCGGCGTGCTCCGTAATGTCGTCGACGCCTTCCCATGCGTCATCTAATGCGAAGTTCGGCGCGTGAATGACCAGGGGGAACGGAACACCTGTCTTGATAGGTTCGCTCGGCGCTTCTAATTCGTCTGTGATCTGCCACGTAAAAACCTCGCCATTAACGGTCGAAAGCGGAGTCATTGCGTATTTTGCGGTTATGATTGTGCCGGGTCCGTGTGTCTCAACGTGAAGCTCCCATTTAACCGAGTTTCCTTCGCTGACGCTTACCGGGACCGCGATATGATAGCGTGCGATCTTCTTTCGGTCTCCGGGAATCTCTTCCGGGAATACGTAAGCCGCATTTTGCGCTTCGATCATTACGCGGTACGGGTCTACAGACTCTGCTAAAACTCCGCGATATTCTTGCGCCCATTTCACCTTATAAAACGAGTCCCCACGGTAAGCATTCCCGTAAGCCATTTCGTAATTAGTTACGTTCAGCGCGTTATCTCTGACGATTCGCTCTACGGCTTGCTGTTCCGGAGAACCCTCTTCACCGGCTCCGTAGATCGGCGACTCACCGAACAGTAAGTCAGCCGCTTTCTTGCAGATAAGGTCCGCGTAATTCGCATAAATATAACGGCGGCCGTCCTGCTCGATTCGTTCGCTAATACGTTTAATTAGATCGGCGTTACTCGTTACTACGTCTCTATTTCCACGGTAACGCTTAACGCGGTCTTCATGCTCTTTTGGTGGGTACTGGCTCCCTACTTCAAACAACCGTATACCTCCTTTACAATCCTTTCGGCTTCCTGCTCCATGTGCGACCTCTTCTAGCTGCTCCTCCGGATGCTTCTACTGCACCAGCCAGGGCGTCCGGTAAGTCGTCGTGAGTTCCAGACGGGAACTGCTCCATTTGCTCGAATAAAAGTCGATGCGATTTATTAAAACGCAAAAAGCCGTTCTCCACGAGCGGCTCCAATGATTCAATGCGTATTTCTTTCTTTGTGCGGCTTACAACCGGCTTAACTCTCGTACTCCCGATGCGCTCCTTCTGCAGCCTCTCGCAAAGTTGACGGTACATATCGTGCTGTGCGCCTACTGTTTCAATCGCAAACGTCTTGTATCCGTAGTCACGAATAAATTCAACCGCCTGCTCTAACGCTATATGCGCGGGACATTTCCTGGCCCATGCTTCAAGCACGTACATAACGCCCGTCTGACGGTGCTTGCCGATCGTTACAATCGCGTTGTAGTCGGCCCGGCTGCTCTTGCCTTGCGCGATATCCCAAAACGCGTATACGTCCAGCGGAATCGGTTGGCCGTTTGAATCAAGCAAGTCGGATTCATCGTAATACCGGAACGTCTCCGGATTGAATATCGCTGATTCTTCGTCAATCGGATTGTTTTGGTACTCCGTGTTGAACGCTTTCGACCCGTTGTCCCATTTCCACGTCATTAGCTTCCAAAGCGGCTGAACTTCCGGCCATAATACGACCGCGCCGCGATCCATTTCGACGCGGTTTGCTTCGTAAAAAGCGAGTGCGTCTGATACCCGACCAGGATTGTCAGCGTTAAGGTAAATCTCGCGGCACTTATCCCACAGGTCCAATCGCTCAGGCTCGTCAATCAGCGCCTTGTATAACTTGGCGTTAAAGTCTGAACGCTTCATGACCGTTAGCAGTAACGACTCCGCATGTACGACCGTTCCCATATAAACAAATGCGGTCTTTTTACCTTTAGGATCGCCGAGCGGAATTACAGTCTGCGAAAACCAGTCCCGCATTTTCTGACGCAACTCCGGAGTAGCCGCGTTTGAGCGTATATCTTCCAAATCGTCGCAGATAATGAGGTCCGGGCGAACTCCGTCCCAGTTACGACCGCGTAAAGACTGATTCGTCGACGCCGCTTCAACTTTCGTTAACTGGTGCGGCCTTCCATCTGCCCCGGGCTCCCATGCGACGAACTCGTTAGAATTATCCTTTGGGTTTACATTCTTGTTAATATGCAATAATGGACCAAAATCACGCCGTAATTTCTCGTTTGACTTCAATTGGTTCGCAATCCACTCAAGATTCCCCGTAGAAACGGAAGGTGTCTCCGATATATTGATTATGTACTTGCGATGTCGATACGCAATCTCACGCGCAGGAAAAGCACGCGACAAATACGTTGACTTTGCGTGTGAACGGGGCGCGCCGCGCGCTACCTTTGCGTTAACGGTGCGCATAGACACGGTGTCCATTGTCTCGCATATCTCGCGGTGAAATTCCGGTGCTTCGGACACCTCCGTAATATCGAACCCGTCCCAATTGCCGGCGCTACCGGGATTGTGCGCTTCCGAAAAGTATTCGAGTGCGAAGTATAGCAAATCACTCTCCGCTCGGTGAATACGCGTCAACCGCTCATGCTCGTCCAGATATTGCGCGAGTTCCGCCTCTTCCTCAAGCGTTAATTCCGCTACTGACATCTCGCCGATAAGCGCGTCTATACTTGCGATTAGCTCCGCGCGCTCTTTCCGATCAAGCCAACGGTCATTTACCCATGCGATGGCCCTCCACCTCCTCATAAAAATAGCGCTGCTCTCACGAAAGGACAGCGCTTGATTATCGCTTAATATTGCCGTGAAATTAGCGTGTTTGGTCTGTAGGGGTACGAATACACTCCGGAAGCCGTACGCAGGCTAATTCGACGGTGATTCTATGCCAAAAATACGTGTAACTACGGCCGACGCATAACGTAGGTCTGTCCGTGTAAAGTTCAAAGTTAAATTTGATTCGCGGATTGTTCTGACGCTTGAAGGGGGCCGCGCGTAGGGGTGCGGGGGTGGCCGCCCCTCTCGCAAATACGTAATTCCGACCGCTAAATCGTACACTTTACGTTATACACCGTTTATGCGCATACTACTTCACAAAATACGCATTTGGCGGTCATATAAAATACCTTTACACCCACAAAAACCGCACCAAATCAACGTTTTTCGGCCGTTATATCGCGCTGCATAAACGCCTATTATGCGTTGAATATTCGTTACCATTTCCAGCGGATAAAGAACGTAGTAACGGCGCGGGTTTAGCGGTATTCACCGTTCTATTCCGCTTCCAGTTTATGCAGCGTATTTCCCGCGAATTGGAAACGGAGTATTCAGCGTTTATAAGGCGAAAATACGTTCGATTTCGTCTGATAGCGCAATTGCGTCAAAAGTTTTCGGAGGGCACGCGCCAGGAGCCCGCAGCAGGTGAAAAAGGCCGCATGTCAACCGAAGTCAAGCCGCAGCATCTGCGTTCCTTCATTATAGTGGGACGAAAACTGCCCCGCTTTACTCTTCTGTCTTAGCGCCGTCTTTCCGTGCTCGATACTCCGCAAGCTTACGTTCAAGGTCTGCGCGATCCAATGCGGTAGCGTCAGCGGTAATAACCTCAAACTGTTCCGTTAGCATTCCGTTAAGACCGAGTACCAACTTCGCAGCCGCAGCGTTCCTGTCCTGTACTGCTGCGTCAATCATAGCGTCAGTTACTTCCGGAATCCGGTCTAGCGTATTGCGTGTAATCTGGCGCTTTAACTCCCGTTCAAAAAGTGGGTCCTTGATCCAGTCGTACAAAGCCTGGCGTGTGACTCCCGCCTTCTCTCCGATCTCTGCCATCGTCAGGCCTCCGCGTCGTGGCAACGCGAGCCATTGCAGCGCGATAAGGTGGTGCGCTTCTAACCGTTTCAATGCCATCGTTAATTCCTCCCGTATTGTCGAATAAAAATAGCGCCCTCATCCGCTCAGGCAAAGCGGACGAAAGGCACCTGTCTATCGCTTCCTATGCGCCTGGATTAGCGCGCGTACTGCGATACCGTAACGAACACACCAGCGCAATAAAAAAGCGCCGCTCTCACGCTCAGGCAGGGCGTAAGAACGACGTATATTAGCGCTATATCCAACCGCCAGGCCAGCGCTTAAACGCGTATACTAACGCTAGATATAACGCAGGAAATACGCATATGAATACGACATTACCGAAGTCTATCCGCTCATCTACGTCTATACATAAACGTACGTAAGCGAACACTCCCGCTATAGCTAACGCGATATGAACGATACATAACGCTAACCATACGCAGTACATTACGCAATCAACTCCGTTTCTTTATCCGCGCTATTCTTTGTGTTTGCCTACATGAGATACTTCTTCGATTATGCTTCATGAATATGAGTGGGAAAGGTTTATGCTTAACTTCCTGCCGCAGCCCTTGGCCTTGCCCCTCCATCCGCTGGCGCGTATGTCGGAATATTAATTATCTGCGCACTCAATATCTCACAAGGGCCAGGCTTCTCGGCCCGAAGTGATATGTTTCGTATTCACCCGATTTATTTATTTCGTTATTGGACGTTATCTATAAGAGAAGAGAACATTTTGCCCAAAAAACGCTGAAAGCCGCGCCGCTCTAAGGCGGACACGACTTTTGAATGGTATCGATTTGATCACATAGACCCCCTCGAATGGTATCGATTTGATCACATAGCCTGCCGGAGTTGGTGCTGTTTGAACAGTCTCCGTACGAAATCCGTATACTCTACATCCTCTGTTTCCTTCCGATACATGACGTCAGGATGGACGATATAATTAACACTGCTGACCGATCGCGTCGATAGTATAACGCCCTTTGCCTGCAGGCTCGCAACTAGGCGAGACACTGTCTCCGGTTCGTGGCCGATCAATTCCGCCAGCCGTTCGCGCGTCAAATGCTCGATGTTGTTCTCGTTCTCCTCATCTGGATTGGCGCAAAGGTAGTACGTCGTGTAATGGAAATACGGAAGAATCTTGTAGAGCAGGCCGATTTCATTCAGGCCAAGGTCACGCGTAATCTCGTTAGCGTGGTACTGGTACAGCTTCGTGAACTTAACGCCGTCGTTAACGGTGCCGTACGTATGATACTCCGCATTGAACGAGTAGATATTCGTGCGGCCGTTCGTTTCCTTCGTTATTATTCCGAGCTCTTCTAAACGTCTGAGCAGCGCGATCGTGGCGGCCTTGCTGCGTCCGATAATACGCTGGATGTCCGTTTGCTTGAGCGGCTTTCCGTTCTCGATTAGGCGGCCCTCACCTTTGAATCGCAAGTACGGAAGCAACCGGATAAGCGCGCCCGCCTCCGTAAGAGACAGCGCCAGCGTCACGCTTCTGATCGCGTCATGGTAGCACGCCACCCAGCGCATGCCGGACCGCATTTCAATGGCACGAGACCTCTGTCGACGTTTGCGTCTGGCTTCCCGTTGTGCTGGCGTAGTGAACTCGTAGCCTTCCCCTTCCGGCAAAAAGCGACCTATCTCGCCTGTCTCCGGGTTAATCCCGATTGGCAGTACGCTCAAACTGACACCTCCCGATTAAATAGGCCGACCGACTCCGCCAGCCCGGTCTATTATTCTTCTCTCCGCCTACTAAAACCGCACTTTCACGCGGTCTTCCTTATCCGGCCAGTCTTTCGTTTCGGCCGAACCGCCTACCCTGCGGACCTCGATCATCCACTCGTTAGTTGGCGTACCGTCCAGTCCGGTCGACGTATTCGCGCGATCCTCGTAACTTAACGATTCGTGCTGCGTACGCCGGCGCTGCATCTCGGTCTCTGACAGGAACGAAGACTCCGCCAAGTCGTAATCAGCCCGAACCCACGCGCGTAGCTTATCCGTTAAGGGATGCGGAACCACCTTGCCAGTAGTGTGCGTATAATATCCGCTCAAATCTCGGACAGCCGCGTCCCTCTCCGCCATCTGCAGCGAGAATCCGGTCAAACATGCGACGGCCTCAGCAAGCGTGGCGTAATTATCCTGTCCGGGAACGAACGCACCTTTAAAGAAATAGCCGTTGTCCCAAATTGTGGTCACATCCACGAACATTCCCTCGTTGTTATATACGACTGCTGCGCCCATATCATAATTCCTCCTTAGTTTGAATTGTTGTATGATGGGGCCTGACTCCGGCCTGTCCGTGTCAACCAATGTACACTATCTATATATATGCAAAAATGCAACTACTTCACTGCTCTTTTACGGACATTCGCCAAGCATTTCCGGAAGTTACTCTCGCCAATTCCGAGCCGCCGCGCGATGTATCGCGACTTCATCCGGTAATGGCCGCCATCATCGACCTTGTATTCGCGCATGTCCCCAGCCTCTATATCACGCTCAACGATCGCGTGAGCCTCTTCGATATAGCCGCGCTGCTTACGCGTGAGCCTATTAAGAATAGCGGGCACGTCCAAGTCCCTAACGTCCCGGTCGAAGATTATTCGCCAAGGCTGCGGCTCTTTAGGCGTGACGTATAAGTTGGTGAAATCCCCGGCTTCATTTCGCCGACCTAGCCGCACGATACCGGTCTGTTCACGGTCAAGTCGGCTGTATTCGGTCATAAACGCACGGCGTATGTAGCCGACCATTTCACGCGGCGATCTCGTAGCATCAACGCGTCCTAACGCATGACGAAGCGCCGGCTTAATGACGGTTTCAACGTGGCCACGATATGCATATTCGGCCCGCCAAGCCTCCGCCAGAGCTCCGTATTCATTGTCGCCCAGGTACGCCAGCACAGCGTTAAGGTCCGGAGCGCCGGCCGCTATGTCCACGCCGATTCCCTTGCGTATGGCTTCGCGATATTCTGGCATTGTGGTCGGATCGTAGCGGAACTCGCGGCGGGCTCCTGACGTGCTCGTTTTAATCTGCGCTGCAATCCGCAAGTAGTGGCGGTCGTCGTCTGTCACCGCCCAATCTTGGCGCGTGAATGCGAGCGCCTTTTCGATTGCCCGTTCGTCTCCGGCCGTTTGAAACGCGATGACGTCCGCTATAAAATCGTTGTTCAATCTCGCTCCCTCCTTTGTTTGTGTGTAAGAGGGCTCCCGCTGATATGCGAGAACCCTTGCTTATTCCTCGAACCGTTACGCGTCCTGCCGCAAATTCAGCGTGATAGACTGTAGCTGTCGCGTAGGGAGCGCAATAACATTTGAAGCTGCTGGCGGTTCTTCAACGCAAGCGCCCGCGAGTATCCGCTCAATGTACGCTACCCCCTCCGTGGTCACGCGAGAGTACGGTTTTGCTGTGCCACTGGGGGACACATACGGTACTACCTCAAAATAACGTGGAGTAAACCGCTGATAGGGAAGTCCGTCCTGTCGAATCAATTTTCGCTCGCGTAACGTATCGCGCAATCCCTTCGGTTTAATGCCGAGCATTTTCGCTACTTGATCGATTGTCATCGTTCCGTCAGCGTCAATAAACGTATCGAAAGCCTCAGCTTTTGGAGTCATTTCGATTACCTGTGCCTCTGCTGCCAGACGTGCGCGTCGCTCCTCTGTTAAGCGCGTTACTGTTTTGAGTAGCAAGTCCGGGTCATCGAGCAATTCATCCGCCGCGTACATTCCCGTTTTACGGATTGACTGGATGACTTCGTGCGTGACCCAACGTTTGAACGCGCGGGCTTCCGGTTTGCGACTGCGGAGGATTGCGGAGTATAACCCCGGTTCGCTTATTACGGTGATGTTCGTAGTTAAGTTACTACCGCCCTGCTTAATTGACAGGTTGGTTTTCTCGTCCTCGTCAAGATACCTCGTCATTGCAGACGTCTCGGAAAACCCAAGTACATCCGATATATCCTTTGCGACGAACCACGGATCGCCTCCGATTATTACCGTTCTTACTTCTGCAGCACCGTAAGCAAACACTTTCGTTAACTGTTCCACTATAGACACGCTCCTTTTCGTTTTGGTTTTATGTAAACGGTCAGGCCGCGCGAAGCTGCCAGCCGGGATTATTACGGTGCATCCGTGATGTACTTGCGCAGCTTCTCCGCTAGTCGCTGCTTTAGTCGCTGTGCCTGCTTTCGGTCGGACAAGCCGAGCGCGTTTGCTATTTCCTGCAGCGTAGCTTCCGGATCGGCCCGCAAAAGTTCGAATACTGCCCGTTCTGTGTCCGTAAGTGACGTGTCCGCCGCCATGCATTCGACTGTGTATTGCGCGATTGCCTGTTCCTCCGCACTCGCCACGATGCCGGACCGCTCAACTTCCCGCATGACCGCTTCGTCCTGTAAGCTTAACGCAAGGTGATTTATCCGGTTCTTTTTCGTTAACGCTCGCCTCACCATGTCCCGGCCAGCATTCCGAATCGAACCCCGCAGGTAATCGAAAAATGACCCGTTCTTACCGTCGTACCTTAACGCAGCCTTAGCGACGGTAAACCGGAAGTGACTCTCGAAGTCATCCTCATATAATCGGTATTTCCGGCATGACCGCGCCCACCGGCCGGCTTCGCGTTTGACGAACGTGTCAGTCTGTGCGTTTAGGTCATCGAATCCATAGCGGACGGGCTGTGGCTTGCCAGCTTTAGACCGCTCAATCGCTTCGAGTATGTACGTCGCCCATGCGTCGTCTACGTCCTTCCGGCGGCGGTCGAGGTATGCGCGTTGCTTTAAACTTGCGGAGAGCGCTTCGCCTGAACTATGGATAGCGGACATGTTACAATCCTTTCACAATTTTAGTCGAACCGCCTGCCACAACCGATATTAAAATTACGTATTAATAACGTGTGCTCGTTGAGCAGGCCGTATATACCACCGCCCTTACTAATACGGGATAACAACCTACGCTGCTATATCCTCCTGTCGTACGTCCACAACCTCGCCCTCTCGAAGCTTCCGTATGAGCGCGATCCCTTCCGCAGTCACGCCAGTATACCGCTCAATGTACGGAGGATTTTTCGTATCCGTTACGAGGTGTTCCCGGATAACGAAATACTTCGGGATATAACGCTTGAGTGGCAGGCCGTATCTGCGCAGGACCTTCCGCCTGTACAAGAACTCGCGCATCATGACTTCGTTTTCGCCGAGTGCCACCGCTGTCTCCGTTAATGTAATTGTCATAAAGCGTGCCCCTTTCCGAATTAGATTAAAAAGACGCCCCCGTAGTCGGAGCGCCCTTGTTAATTAAGATAACCCGGACTCCTTCGGTTGTTAACGTCAATATTAGCCGTCCTGGTCGGCCTACCAATAGTTTGACGTTGAAAATGCAGCTCCATTACAGAGCCGCGCGCTAAAATACGTCTTACGCCAGTTGAAGCAAGCGTACTTTCTCGTCTTGTGCTGCCGTTGAGACTTGCACTCTCAATTTGAACAGCTCTCCGGACTTTTTTGGAATGCGCTTCTTCATGATGCCCTCACTACGTAGGAGGCTCGCCCCTGTAACTGCACCAAACTCCTGTAGAACCTTATCAGCGCGGAACTTGAGTTGCCGGCCGAGCCTTGCGTAGAGGGGCGCTGTTCGTTCGATTTCATCGCCGAGCCGAACGATGTTTAGAGCCTCGTCAAATACGGACATGATCTGTTCGGTGAAATCTTCGGCCGAGCCAGCGGAATCACTTGAGACACCGCCGGCCATCATGAGAAGCATTGCCGACTCAGCTCCCGAAAGTAGCACGTATGCCGCTGATTCTTTAGCGCGACCCCCCGCTTCTAGCCTCGCCGTCACGTAGTTAAGCTGCGTGCTGATACGAGTCAATTCCGCTTTAATCTCACCGTTAATTTTCGCTGCCATCGTCATATAAATCGCTCCCTTTTCGTTTAGTTTTTATAGTTAAGCGGTCATGCCGCCTTCTACCTAAAAAGACGACGCCCGGATACTGTTTCGCACATTTCCGAGTGAAATTTCGCCTTCACTATTTATGACACCGCCCAAATGCAGAACGTACACCTCACCGGAAACTTTTTATCCTACACTTTTAACATCCGTAATCAACGGGGGCTCCCGCACCGATTCCGGAAATTTAATTCTTACTTACATACGGACAGTGATTCCGGAAATTGGGACATCCCCTTACACTGTATATAGGGACAAAATATAGGGACAAAAATTTGCCAGTTTGGGACATGTGGGAGTAATTTAGCGTTTACTTATCGTTAGGCAGCGGTGTACGTTCGTTCACTATGCGTCAAATCCTTTCATGTATACCGACATCCTACACATCGGTTTGGCACACTTTGACGCAAAAAAAACGGAGCGCCGGCGAATTAATCGCAAAAACTTGAAACCAATCGGCACATATGTTCGTACAAATAGACATAAGAAACGGACGACCACGCTGCCCGATTCCCAGTTTCCCGGCCGAGGTTGTCCGCAAGGTTTGGCGGTAGCCAGCCGCTGTATGTTAACGTAAATTGGCGTAAGTAAATCCGGCCACACATTGGCGTGAGTGACCGGATACGCTTAGCAGATTATTGGCGTAATCCACGTTGTTACGCGCAGCATTGGCGTACTGCGTAAGATCTCCCGTATGGCGATCCGTCATTTGGCGCTGACGGTACGAGGTAAAGCTGTCCGCGAGGCAGGCCCTCCGGCGGCAACCGGAAGTCGCGGAAATATCGGCCGTCAACTGTGCAACGCTGGTGGTCGGGTATTACCTGGTACAAACATTGCTTTGGTCAGCTTATACAGTGTTAGCGCACCGTTACCCAAGCCGCACACCTTGCGGGCGCAGTTTAATCTCTGCGTATGTGTCGCCGGTCTGTAGTACGTAAAGGCGTCTACGGTCCCGGCGCACTATTCTACGGTTCCATTTCATCGTTTTCACCTCCTTCATACGTGTAGTTCATCCGGGCAGTCAAAACGCGGCACCAGTGAAAGCAAATACTGCAACGCCGTCATACCGCTGAGAAGTTCAGCCAGCTTCGGTAATGACTCCCGCGACAGTAATACGAGGTCCGCGCCCTTGATGCGGTACGAGCCGGCCATATCCGCAGGCTCAACGATACCCAGCGCGGTACGGCCGTCCTGTGAGCGGTATAGACTGGCGTTGTCAGCTACGAGGATTCCGTTATATGTTTCCGGGTCCATACCGCTGCCGGCTTCCGGAATCCAACGAATTTTAACGCGTGGGTATTTAGATTGCGAGGGCATGGGTCGGCTCCTCCGTTTCGACTGGCGGGAAAATGAATCCGATATCGGCGGCCTGTTCGCGGGTAACGCAGACGCTGCCCATGTAGGCGCGATCGGATACACCGGTAATACGACGGAAAGCGCGAGGATTGATAACCAGTTCTTGCTTTGTTTCAAAGAGAGAAACAACGAAGTGACCGTAAGGGCCGGGGCTATACACGACCTGCTCGGTGAACGCTTCGGGCGCGATCGGGGTAATGTCGACGACGTTAAAGCCGAGTTTCCGGAGTTGTGCGGGAGTGGCCGGGATTTCACCGGTCATTGAGCGGAGACTGACGTGCGGGAACGTGACGATGAACGTAGACCATGATACGAGTGCGCGCTGCTGGGCTCCTGCGCCTTCCAGCGTGAGAGATACGCGTCCCTTTTTGCCGGATCGAAGATAGCTAACGATTGTTTTCATGCTAAAACCTCCCGTTGTTATATGAATTTTTGCGGTAATCCGCGACGGTGACGTCGTGATTCACGACCCCATCGTTTCAACCCGCACCGCAGCGGGTCCAAGGCGCTAGGCGCTCATCAGGCGGTTTACTTTACGCTTAGTACGCAATATGCGTTCATCTTTTTCATACGCCATCCTCCTCCGCTAATTCCAACGTGTACATCGTAGTCAAGACGCTGGTTACGCTAATTTCGTGCGCAATCCATTCGTCCGCCTCCATTATGCGGCGGTGCTGCGCGGCTTCCTCTGCGCTGTCATATTCGTATACTACTGTCACAATACGTTTAGTCCGTTTCATTGGCGGTTTCCCCTTCCGTATTTAGCCCGCAGCTCCCGCATTCTCTCGCAGTTAAGCAGCTTGTACACGCGATTCCGGTACGCGTTAAGGCGGTAGCGGCGCCATCCCCATTCGTCATAGTTGCGGTCGGCCTCAAGGCGCGCGCCGTATTCGCCAAGTTTGCGTAGATAATAGTTCAAACGTTCGGATGCGGCTTTCTTGCGTGGCATTAACGTCACTCCTTTCCGCGACAGGGAAGCATTAGGCTTACATTGTTTAGACCGGTTTCCCTCTGGCTGTGGCGCGGCGATGAAGTGTATGAGAAGATTACGCTTTTCATCGTAAATCCAGCGAATGCACTTTTCGATTTCTTCAACCGTCATATCTGCGCTAAGCTGTCCGCAATGGTAGCCATTAACCGCTATCGCGTTTTCATCCTGCTCCAATATGCGGTTGATCGTTTCTCGGTCTTCTGGCGCGATGCCGTCATTTTCATCTAACCAAAGCGTTTCACTTTCCCATCTACGACCTATGCGCCAGAAAACTACATATCCGATTCCGTCGCGGATCGTATTCGCATCCCAACGAACCATTTCCCGCAATCTCGCCATAGTTCCCCTCCCGCGTATGCCCGCCGGCCAAGTTGTTACGTTGTTATAGGAATAATTCACGTACGAAGACCGCTGATAAGGTTGCGGCCGCTTTAAGACCGAGCCAAAGCGCGCCCTTGAGGGCGGCCCGGCGGTTACGGACGGCTACGCGTGAATATGCGCGGCTCGGGGACGGGGAGACTTCTATATTGGCTGCGATTATTGAGATTAGGTTAGTCATTTTTGAAACCTCCTATATAATTTTACGTATATTCGTATATCCGATGGCTTAATATTATACGTATATTCGTATATTGTCAACATCTGATTTACGATATTTTTCTCTTTGGGTATAATGGGTTTAGGGACGGTGAGCGTGGTGCGAAAAATTCGCGTTAAACTAGACGAGGTTCTTCAATCGAGGGGAATAACACAAACTGAATTGATGAAAATGTCCGGAGTGCGCCAAGCGTCAATAAGTGAGCTTACGAACAACATGCGCACAGGCATTAATCGGGAACATCTGGCGAAAATAGCCGATGCATTAGAAATTGACGACATATCCGAGTTGATTACGATCGAGAAAGAATAATACATAACCTGCCGCGCCCTCACCGTAGGAACGCGGCTTTTTAGCGTCTTTCCTCGCATACCCTACCTAATCATTCCGGACGGACACTGCAGGTTGACACACGCTGATTTCACGGCGAAATGACGGAGAAAATAGAAAGTAAATCCCCTTTAGTGAACATTGTTGAATATGGAGGTTAAAGAAATGTCCTACGACAAGGATAAATGGGAGAGAAGGTTACACAACAGAACTGACATGAGCTCATCACTTGTACATTTAACTAAGCGCAACGGTTCTCCGAGCAATGTCCATAATTTAGTTAAAATTCTTGAAGACCGTTGTATACGAGGAAGCGAAAAAAGCACAGGGTTTATTGTGGGCGACAGCCCTGCCGTGTGTTTTCAGGATGCGCCTCTTTCTGGGATTAGCCAGAATGTCTATCATGAAGGGGTGTATAGAAAAGAGTTAGGAGGAAAGCTTCGGTATTCCGCAAATGGCCTGTGTTTTTATAAGTTGTATATCTATAGACAAGGTGGCAGGCCTTGTTTTTATGAACAAAGCGAAGTTGCCAAAAAACTCCTCCCTCCGTCTGATTGGTGGAGGATAGTTGATTTCGATCTCTCGAATAGCAAGAAAATTACGGACTGGACTCACGAACGTGAATGGCGTGTTAAGGGGGATTTCAAGTTCGACCTTAGTGCTGTTACGGTAATCCTGGGACATAGAGAGCAATACAGGGAGTTTACGAAGATGGTTGACAAAAGCATATTAGAACAATTACAAGGCGTTGTAGTGTTATCCCAAGTTCTGTGACCTTAACTCTTGTGTAAGCCAGAAACATTCAAGTCGTTATCACTACTACGCATGAAGTGAGTACGTATTTAAAGCGAAAGCGGGGCGTTAATGTGGACGAGGAAAAACGTGCAATTAAAGACTACGAAGGAGTGTACGAGGTCACGCGGTCCGGCCGTATTATATCGGTTAAGCTCGGCCGCGCCCGTCATCGGAACGGTGATGAATACGGATATGCCAATGTTCACCTTTACAAAAACGGAGAAAGGACGTTACATAAGACGTATAAACTATGGGAAAGCGCCTTCCCTGACGTTGACGAGCGCGAGTACAAGGGCGAACGGTAAGCCGGTCTGCCTCCGAAGAAAAAGCCGGTCGGCTCCTCGCGGGGCTTTCCGGCCACTCTTTTACTCCCTATCACCGTTTTTTACAGCGGACTTACAACGTCGTTCATCAGAGAAAAGGCCGCATGCTGCTCTTTCAGCGCCCGGTCAGTAGGCATCGTATACCGCATTGTTGACCGCAGGTCTGTATGACCTAACATAGCGGCCAAACAACGCAGTGATCCGCCCTTGTCCATAAACATCGCAGCGGCCGTGTGCCTGAACTGATGTAAAAATACATTCGCGTCAATGCCGGCATTTTTCGCGTGTAGCTTAATGCGCTCTCTAAGCCGATCATCACGCAACGGCCTTCCCTTCTTTGTTAAAAATATATACTCTGATTCGAAATTTGCGTTCTCATGGATTAGAATCATTAAAAGCCTTAGTGTATAGCTCGATACAGGAACAGACCGCCCCTTACGCGTCTTAACGATGTCGGCCTCAAAATGGAGCACTCCTCGGTTAAAGTCCACGTTTGAAGCTTTAAGTGACAGCAACTCACCCGCTCGTGCAAAGCTGTCTATTAAAACATGCAGCGCTACATAGTCCCGGAAACCTGGGTATGTATCCTTATCTGGCGCTCTAAGAAGACGCTGCAGTTCTTCAACCGTAAGTATCCGTATCTCATTCTCCGTTTCGCGAGCCTTACCTACGCGCGCAGCCGGGTTATGAGGGATAACCCCGTCCTCGTGCAAAAATCTAAACATAGCTTTAATTGCTTTCATTTTCGTATTGACCGTCGTAGGGGATAAACCTTGAGTCATGTTTTTTTCGCTCTTGTGTTTGTGCCCGTCCCATTTTCGCTGTCCGTAAAGCATCCAACCCATGTAGTTGCGCAATAAGCTCGGCGTTACGGACGAGTACACCTTCTCTATTCCGCAGCTATCAAGATATCGGCAGAAATATCGGTAGTATTCCGTATACGACTCTATCGTCCGTTCGGATTTCCCCTCGGAGAGCTTCGCATAAATAAAGATTTCAAATAATTCGTCTAGACGCATATCCCCCGACCCAGCATTGCGCGCAAATTCGTAACTGTTGACCAT